CTTGGGCCATGGCGAGTTGACCGAGCCGCCGCATCAGGACACGGCAGGGCTGGTGGACCGGCTGTGCGTGCTGGCAGATGCGCATGACCCGTGCGTGCTGGTGATGAACCCGGCCGGGGCGGCAGGGGCGTTCGTGAAGGAACTGCTTGAGCGCGGGTTCGCGGTGGTGCCGCCGGGCAAGGACCTGCCGCCGGGGAAGCGGTGGAGGCTGCAGATGACCGGGCCGCGGGAGTATGCGCAGGCATGCGGGGCCCTGGCCGCCGATGTGGCGAACGGCCGGTGGCGGCATCTGGGGCAGGAGCCTTTGGATGCGTCGGCGGCCGGTGTGCGGACACGATCGCTGGCAGATGCGTGGGCGTGGTCGTGGAAGGGTGCCACGGCACCTGTCAGCCCGCTGGAGGCAGTGACTTTGGCCCGGCATGGGCATGCGACGCATGGCGTGAACCCGGCGGCGTTCTTCATGTCGTGGCAATGAGCAGAGGGAGTTGGCGCTGGTGACGACCGTGCTGGAACGTGTCCCGGTGGAACGGATCACCCGTGAGGCCCGCGACGTCCATCCCGGCCGCGCCGTCCTCACGGTTGTGGCGGCGGTCCTGTTCGGGCTGGGGTGGGTGACGGCGCGGACGCTGGGAGGCGTGTGGCTGGTCGTGGCGTGGTGCGCGGTGGCGGTGCGAGTCGGATGGGCTGAGGGCCGCCGTGGGTCTGCTCGAGCGGATCGGTGACGCCCGCGCCGCGTCCCGGGATGAGTCGCGGTACTCGATCGACACGTGGATCTCGCAGTATCTGATCCCGTCGGCGGGCCAGTTCACCTACGGCGGCCAGTCGTACCCGTACGGGTACGGGCAGGGGCTGAACCAGACGCTCGCGGGGAACCGGGTCGTGGAGATCGCGAACTCGATCCCGGGGTACCGGATGGCGTTGCAGCAGTGCCCGCCTGCGTTCGCGGCGCAGATGGTCCGGTCTTTGGTCTTGTCGCAGGCGCGGTTTACGTTCCGGAACCGCATGTCGGCGGCGACGCCGCGGCGGACGTTCGGGAACCGTGACCTGAGCCTGCTGGAGCGGCCGTGGGTGAACGCGACGACGGGTGACCTGCTGGCGCGGATGGAGTGGCATGCGGGCCTGGCGGGGAACTCGTTCGTGCTGAAGCGGCCGGGCCGCCTGCGGGTGCTGCGGCCGGATTGGACGGCGATCCTGTACGGGTCGGAGATGGAGCCGGACTGGGCGTCTGGAGCCCTCGACGCCGAGTTGATCGGCTACGTGTACCGGAACCGGGGGACGGAGGACCCGCATCTGCTGCTGCCTGAGGATGTGGCGCACTGGGCGCCGCTGCCTGATCCGGAGATGACTGGGCTGGGCATGTCGTGGCTGACGCCGGCGATCCGTGAGATGCAGCTGGACCGGGTCTCGACGGAGCATAAGGTCCGGTTTTTCGAGCAGGGTGCGACGCCGAACCTGGTGGTTAAAGGGGTGCCGGCGGTGTCGCGGACCCAGTTCGAGGAACTCGTGTCTGAGATGGAGGACCGGCACGCTGGGGTGGCGAACGCGTACCGCACTTTGTATCTGACGGCGGGCGCGGACGCGTCGGTGATCGGCGCGAACCTGGCTGAGCTTGATTTGGAGAACGTGCAGGGCGCGACGGAGACGCGTATCGCGATCCTGTCCCGGGTGCCAGCGGCGCTGCTGGGGATCTCGAAGGGCCTGACCGGGTCCAGTTTGAACGCGGGGAACCTGGCGATGACCCGGCGGATCTTCTCCGACACGTGGGTGTACCCGGCGTTGCAGGACGTCGCGTCGTCGCTCGCGTCGATCGTCAACGTCCCGGCGGATGCCGAATTGTGGTTCGACACGGCGGACATGCCGATCCTGCGGGAGGACGCGAAGGACGCCGCTGACATTGAGGCGATCAAGGCGACGACGATCACGAACTACGTGAAAGAGGGTTTCACACCGGAGTCGTCGATAGCGGCGGTCCGCGCGCAGGACGTCACGCTCCTCAAGCACACCGGTTTGGTCAGCGTCCAACTCCATCCGCCGGGTGAGGTTCTCCCCCCAGCGGGGACGCCGATGCCCGCGCCGAAACCACCGGCGGCGCTGCCAGCGGGTAACGGCGCAGCCAAGGGAGGCACGTGATGGCAGGCAGCAAGCCGTACGGCAACGTGGCGTACGCCGACCCGAAAAACGGCAAGTACCCGGTCGACACGGCGGCGCACGCGAAGGCGGCCTGGTCGTACATCAACATGCCGAAGAACGCGGCGAAGTACCCGCTGAACGGGGTGTCCCTGTCGTCGGTGAAGGCGCGGATTATGGCGGCGTGCAAGAAGTTCGGCATCCAGGTCAGCCAGTCGAACGCGGCGCATTTCGTCCCCGAGGTGGACGTGGTCCGTTCCGGTGGCGACATGGAACTGGTGCCTGAGGATGACTCGCTGGGGACGCTCACCGGCCGGTTCTCCGAGTTCGGCCGGTGGTACCCCGTGTCGTCCCGGTTTGAGGGCGACTTCATGGAGCAGGTCGCCCCGGGTGCGACGGCGGGCACGATCGCCGCCGACCGGGATGCGATGCGGGTCCTGTTCGATCACGGGATGGACGCGCAGATCGGGAACAAGGTGCTGGGCCCGATCGACGTCCTGGCCGAACGGGCCGACGGCCCGCATTACGAGGTGCCCCTGTTCGACACCTCCTACAACCGGGATCTCCTGCCCGGTCTCAAGGCCGGGGTGTACGGCGCGTCGATGCGGATGCGGGTCACCGCCGACACGTGGGACGACGAACCGGCCCGGTCTGAGATGAACCCGGATGGGCTGCCTGAGCGGACGATCACCGGGATGAAGGTGCTCGAGTTCGGGCCGGTGACGTTCCCCGCGAACCCAGGTGCGTCCGCCGGTGTCCGATCGGGCACTGACGAGTTCTATGGGCGGATGGCCGAGGTGAACCCGCCCGCGTTCGCGGACGCGGTGCGGGCGTGCGGCCTGTCCCTCGAAGACTTCACCGGGCGGGACGGCGCGCGGAGCGTCCCCGGCGGTGACGAACAGGAAGACGACGTGCAGCCAGGGAACGGCGGAACGTCACCCAACCCCGCACACGTGCGGGACCGTATCTGGCTCATGAGAGGAATCAGGTAGATGCCTGACACCGAAACACACGAAGAGCGGCTGCTGCCGGGGAGCCTGGACGACCTGTCCGGCCGCACCCCCGAAGAGCTCCGGTCCATGCTGGAGCTCCTCGACGCGCACCTGCGGTCGCTGCACCAGACCGACACTGGTGAGCTCCGCGACCTCGACGACGACGAGCAGGGCGCGTTCGACACGGGCATGGAGATCCGCACGGCGATCGTGGACCGGCTCGACAAGCACGCGAAGATCTCCGAGGTGTTCCGCCGCCGCCCGGCCGCGGTGCAGCAGGCGATGGCGAACATCCGTTTCGGCGGCCTCGACGACCCTGCTGGTGACACGCGGCGTCTCACCAACCCTGAGGCGAGGGACCGGGCGCTGCGCGTCCTCGACTCCCGCGACGCGGGGGAGCTGTCCGACGCGCAGAAGACGCAGGTTGAGCGGGCGGTGCGCCGGGACACGACACAGGCCCGCAGGCTGCTGGTCACCGAGAACGAGGACTACCGGTCGGCGTGGATGAAGCTGGTCACCGACCCGCATCCGATCCT